TGAACGCGGTGGTGGAGACGCAGGTCCCGGTCCCGGTTTCGGCTGTGATTATCAAATAACTGTTAGTCCAAGTGCAGCTAATCCTGTAGAGATTGTATACTATCAAGATGGAATTCAGTCATTGACTACAGTTGGAGTTGGTGTATCTAACACTCTGAGTGGTATTGACTGTTTTCCTCAACCTGAAATAAACCCATCGCAGCTACCCGCCCCTAACCCTGCAAATGTAACTATAGTGGACGTAACTCCATAGGTTATATTTAATCAATATCAATGAGACCTCTTCAAATGAAGGGGTCTTTTTTTTTGTGTATCTTTGTATGAAAGTATTTACAGATGATAAACTCTGTTAGGAATACAGTATTGTCTATACTAAATAAAAATAATTACGGATACATATCTCCATCTCACTTTAAACTCTTTGCTAAACAGGCCCAGTTAGATATTTTTGAAGATTATTTTTATCAGTATAACTATCAGATAAACAAAGAGAATGCAAGAGCCTCAGGGACAGGCTATGCAGATATAACAAAAGGATATGAGGAGGTAATAAATATATTCTCAGTAGACAATTTTTTATTACACAACATATCTAATAAATTTTTTACACCAAGTCAAACAACAACAAACGATGACTACTATCTATTAAACAAGGTATTAGTATACACACGACTATTAGCAAGTGGAAGCAACACATCACTACAGGTAGGTGACTTAGTAGACAACACCATTGACTTTGTATCAGCAGGTGTTAATGTAGGTGATATTGTAGGTAACACAACAACAAATCAGACAGCATTTGTTCAGGCGTTAAGCGGAACAGATACGCTTGTATTAACGGATGGTAATGGTAATCCTGCAGATATATTTCAAAACTTCCCTGAGGGGTATGTGGTATACGATGACAGTGTATTAAACGAAGCAGAGAAGGTTACGCATAGCAAGATAACTATGTTAAACAACTCTTTGCTAACTGCACCGTCAACAATGTTCCCTGCATACACACAACAGGAGCCTAACCTTTCATTGTTCCCCCCAAGTATAAATACTATAGGTGCGGTTCAATGTCAATACATTAGGTATCCTAACGACCCTAAGTGGACATACGTTGAGTTAATTGGAGGAGAGCCTTCATTTGACCAATCACAATCTGACTTTCAAGACTTTGAGTTGAGTATATCTGACGAGCCTACGTTAGTATTAAAGATACTACAGTACGCAGGGATGTCAATTAGAGAGGTTGCAGCAGTTCAGTTTGGACAAGGATTAGAACAAAAAGAAGACCAAGACGAAAAATAATAAACTATGGCTTAAATCTCACAGTATGAACATTACGAAAATAATGGTAACACTCCTGAAGATGCAAATTGGGGCTCTTATCAGTATGTCTCGTTGTATGATATAGTAAACAACTTTATGTTGATGTACGCAGGCAATCACTCATTGATAAATAATGAGGAGAGGTTTAAGGTTTTGTTTCACGCTAAGCGTGGTATACAAGAGCTTAACTATGATGCGTTTAAAGAAATAAAAATATTACAGCTAACGGTATGCAATACCTTACGATACGTATTACCTCCTGACTATGTGAATTGGGTGAGGGTATCTATGTATAAGAATGGATTGTTATATCCTTTAACTGAAAACATTCAGACTAATTGGAGTGATGCGTATCTACAAGACAATAACTGTAGGATTCTATTTGATGAGAACGGTAACGCCTTAAGCCCTGAGCACTCTAACTTAGATATGGATAGGATTACAGGAGGCAAGAAGTCTATATACTTAAACGCTAACAGTCCATTTAACGGATACGAAGGTTACTCTTGCGATGGGATGTGGTATTTTGATTATGCGATAGGAGCTCGGTTTGGTTTAAATACAGAGACTGCTAACGCAAATCCTACGTTCAGTATAAACAAGAAGGGTGGCGTTATAAACTTTAGTTCTGATATGGCTAACGAAAGTATTGTTCTTGAGTATGTATCCGATGGAATGGAGAACGGTGACAATACAGAGGTTAGTGTGAACAAGATGTTTGAAGATTATATATACGCTTACATTGAGTACGCTATACTAAGCTCAAAGCTAAACGTACAAGAGTATGTGATTGCAAGAGCAAGAAAAAGAAAGAGTTCTCTTTTAAGAAATGCAAAGATTAGAATAAGTAATATACATCCCGGTAGATTATTAATGAATCTTAGAGGACAAAATAAATGGCTAAAATAATATGGCTAACACGCAAAGAAATTTTATAAAGGGGGTAATGAACAAAAGTATCGATGAGAGACTTTTACCCAATGGTCAGTATGTTGATGCCTTAAATGTACGCTTAGGTTCTACTGAAGACTCTGAGATTGGTTCTGTGGAGAACAGTAAGGGCAACACACAGTTAACTGAGCTGCAGTACAATGGAGACCCATTAAGTATCGATGCAAGGTGTATTGGTGCGTATGAGGACGGAGGTAACGAGACGTTGTATTGGTTCATTCACGACTCAAACTTTACACCAAGTCCCACAGGAAAGTTAGACCTTATAGTATCTCTTAATGTACAAACAAATATATTAACCTATATCGTTAAAAGTATTGACGATGGGGGTGGTGTTAACACGACACTAAACTTTAACCCTCAGTATCTTATAACAGGCGTAAACCTTGTAGACGAGAATCTACTATTCTTTACTGACGACATAAACCCTCCGAGGTTTGTTAACGTAGATAGGAGCTATCCTAATCCTGTTGCTAATGTAGATGATGTCAATTTGGCTGAGGCACTGCTTGTTATAAAGAAGCCACCGTTAACATCGCCTACTATAACGCCTCAGATTACAGCATCTCAGAATAACTTTATCGAGGACAGGTTCATATGCTTTGCGTATAGGTATGAGTATGCTGATGGCGAGTATTCAGCCACATCACAATTCTCAGAGCCTGCATTTTTGCCGGGGTCTTTTGATTATAGTTTTTCTACAGGTCTAAACGAGGGGATGCTAAACTCAGCTAATCAGGTTCGAATAGATTATATGTCGGGAGGACCATTGGTGGTAGGTATAGACTTGCTGTGGAAGGATATGACCAACGGCATTATACGTGTCATTGAGAAGTTGGATAAGGTACAGTTAGGTCTTGTGAATGACACCTCGTATGACTATAGCTTTAGCAATAGTAAGATATATACGGTACTGCCATCATCAGAGATATTAAGATTATATGACAACGTACCACGTCTTGCAAAAGCACAGACTATTATGGGTAACAGGTTGTTTTATGGCAACTACTTAGAGCAGTATGATGTAGACACACGATTAGAGTATTTTGTGGATAAGGTATCTGTGGATGTGGGATTAGAAGACGTACCTGAGACATTATCACAAGGAACTTATTTCTTTGATAGTGGGAATCCGGGATTGGTGATAGACGATAGTAAAGTTGTATTTGATTTACAGGGACTTGATTTGGTTGCAGGCTCATCTTTTGAGTTTACTTTACAATTTCAACATAGCCAATTTACAGGAACAGTAACACCTACACAGCAAACAGGAACTACGACAATAAGTTTTCAGTATATACTGCCACAAGACTTTAGTAGTGCGAGCGACCTTGCAAATAGCACAGCCTTTGTAGAAGCAGTGGGGTTGATTGGTACAAGCGTTGAAACTGTACCAAACGCTTGTAATGGCACATCTTTTACGGATGAATTTAACTGCATTATCCCTGCATCTTTAGATTCGTTAACTAAACGGAATAGTGGTATAGGTACAGCAAATCCAATACAAGGTGATATAGCTATATTTTCTACCCCAACTACAATAGGGTTTCAGCTTCTATCTATGTATTTTGAGGACCCAACAATCACTGCAGATAATGCGTATGAGTACTATGAGATATTATCAGCAGATGGTCTATTTCAAAAGTTAAGCTCACCTAAAAGTTTGCATAGCAATAGAAGCTACGAGGTTGGCATTATATATATGGACGACTTTAATCGGTCAACTACAGCATTGGTTAGTCCGAACAATACTGTACACGTACCGTGTGCTGATGCATCAACGGTTAACTACATAGATGTAACAATACCTGTTCCGCAGATTGCTCCTGAGTGGGCAACACGATACAAGTTTTGCATCAAGGCAGACAAGGAGGATTACTTTAATGTGTACTCAAATTTCTTTTTTAGAGACCCTGAGACTTCTGCTGATTACTTTTTACTTGAAGGACAGAATGCACAGAAGGTAGACGAGGGGGATATATTATTGGTTAAGGCAGATACAAGTGGACCATTAAACAGGTGTGTTTACGCAACCGTATTAGAAAAACAATCTCAACAGAAAGACTTTATAAGCTTCCCTGATAGGGTTATACCTCAAGGAGTGTATATGAAGATAAGGGCAAATAATTTTAGCACTGCTTTTGATGATGATAATATTATAGACTATGGTGTTGAATCTGACCAAGGCACAGGGTGTAAAGATATTTTTTATCCAATAGACGAGGATGATGGGGCAGGTGGTTTTGTAGATTATACTATACCTGAAGGTTCAAGGATTAGTATATATATAGATAACCTAAGAGAGGGGAAGGGCAATACTATACGCAGAGAATGGTTTGTAGATACTACATTCGTTTCTCCATTAGAGTATCCTAATTTTCAATCTTGGTTTGTGGGACAGAATATAAATATAAAATTAAGAGCACAGGCAACGGAAGTAGATTGTACAGGACCAAACTTTGATTTAAGTGGGACATTACCGTGTAAAGCAGGAAACATATCGTCTACAATAATGCCTCACCCGATAACGGGGAGAAATTGTTTTGTCGTAAAAAGTTCACAAGGTAAGGTAGGGGTAAAGAGAAAGAATGTTTCAATTAGAGTACAGATTGTTGTTCAAAGGGCTCCATCGCAATTAATATTTGAGACCGAACCACAGGATGCATTACCTGATGTATGGTATGAGTCCTCTCAATCATTTGGAATAACAGCAGACGGAGAACACTTAGGTAATACACAAGACCAAAACATTAGCACATCAACTCCGGG